CTAATACCGCAAGGAATTCTGACCTTGGTGGAATAACTGCACCACTGGCCAGATATGGGATAGTTCCGATACGTGGAAATGTTGCATGAAATCCAATAGTCTTTGAACCAAACGGTGTTGGAACAGTCCAGGGTCCAAAGGAAAATGCAGATTCAATTCCACCAATTGCATTATTAATCATTCCAACTGCATTATTAACAATGCTGATTGCTTGATTGATCGGAGCTTTAATAAAATCCACAATGCCTTCAAACGCAGATCTGACTGCATCTCTGGCGGCATTAAACTTATTAGTGATAGCATTTTTTATCGCTTCTACTTTATTAGATACGAACGTAGCTACGTTTTCCCATGTTTTTGATGTCTTGTTCTTTACGCTGTCCCATACGCCTACAACTTTAGTTTTAATTGCATTAAATACTGTGCTGGCTGTGGATTTAAGAGAGTTCCAAAGACCAGAAAGGGTCTTTTTAATTGCGTTCCAGATTGTTGAAGTCAATGCTTTAATCGCATTCCAAGCAGTGCTGATGATGCTCTTTATTATACTCAACGCGCCTTTTGTTACGGTTTTAATTATCTCCCACGCACCTGACACAACATCTTTGATAAAACTCCATGCTCCATCCGCAATCTCTTTTATTCCCTGCCAAGCCAGTTCCCAGTCTCCCGTGAAAACGCCGACAAGAAAATCAATGATTCCACTCAGCGTGTCTGTTACATCACCAATAATTTTAATTAATGATTCCAAGACTTTTATTGCTGTGGTTCCTACAACGTCAATTATCTTTGCCACAACCGGAAGCAAATTTGCGATTATCCAGTTAATCAAAGGCACTAACACTGACTCCCACAGAAGTTTCAGAGAATCAATGAGTTTTCCGAGGAATGCTTCTATCTTTAAAATCGCATCCCCTAATGGTCCCTCTAATAGTCCTTTGAACTGTTCCGCCAGTCCTTGTAGTACTGGAAGAACGTATGTGTTATATCCAGTTATCAGAGTTCCAAATATGCTTGACAGTCCATTTGCTATAGAATCAAAGAACGGCTTTACGTGTTCATCGTATAACCTTGATATTGCGTCGCTAAGGTTTTGAACAACTATTAAGACGCCGCTTGTTACGGTTTCTATTGCTCCGAGACTACCCTCGATTGCTGACTTTAAAATGTCCTTGTTGTCGATAAAAGGCTGCGCAATCATGTTAAGGATGTCTCTGCCAAGTTTTGCAGCCGTTTCCGTAAGAACCATTCCGATTTCAGCAAAGATTCCGATTAAATCTGCTGTGATCTGTTGCGCAGTTTCTCCACCGAAAACTGAGAAAACATCAGCGAAAGCAACTGCAAGATTTCCACCTATTTGTGCAATTTCAGAGCCGATATTGAACATATCTATCAGATAGTTCTTTATTCTTTGCGTGTTCTGCTTTAAAAACTTTTCGATTCCGCCTATAATGTTTTGCGCAATTGTTAATCCGATTCTGGTAAATGAGCCGGCAACTTGTCCAATTGCATATGCAAATGAATCAAGAAAATTATTTGCTGCTTTAGTAACTTCTGAATCAGTAAAGATATCCTTTAAAGATTTCCATATGGAATCGAGATCCTTTTTTATTCCGTCAAAAATTGGCTCGTAATCTCCTAATCCATCCCAGAATCCTTTTGCAACCAATTTAGCTAGTTCTTTAAATCTGTTGATTATCTTATTTAATGGCTTTAACATCTTATCAAGAACTGTCTCACCCTTTGCCATTTTTCCGTAATCAACATTTTGTACAGCATCTTTCATCCGATCTGCAAGTCCGCCAGTTGTGCCCGGTACTTTTGACGATGAATCCGCACTTTTATCCGTTGAGTAATTATTTATTTCGTCGAGAGGACTAAGATACCCTTTTGCCGCTTTAGTAGCTTTCTTAGTTGCATCCGCTGTATCATTTGTTGCATCTGCCAGCTTTTCGGCATTGTCGGCAGCATTTCCATATTGGTCTGCCGTATCAGCTATTGCATCTGTCCCGGCAAGACCTGCGCCACTTGCACCTGTCTGACCAGAAGATTTTTTCCCGGTGATTAACTCCGTAAATGACTTGAAGGCATTCGCCAGAGTTGCCAGTTTGCCCAGTAAAATATTAATAACTCTCAAAACGGGAGTGAAGAGATTGATTAATCCCTGTCCGACTGTTGCTTTGAGAGATTGCAGCTGTAACTGCATCACTCGTACCTGGTTTGCCCAGCTGCCAGATGTTCGGATAAAGTCACCAGATGCGGCAGACAACTGTTTCTGTACAAAAGCCAAGCGGAGAGCCACTTTCTCCTGTTCAGTCATGGCGGATGTGGTTTTACCATAGCCATTTGCCAGCGCGAACTGGTCAAGCGCCGACTGGGTCATTACCACACCGAGGTCCTTGAGCGTTTCCGTTTCTCCCGTAAACACTGATTTCAGCTTGATATAAGCCAAGTCTTGACTAATGTTATAGAATGATGCTACGTCACCAGTCAGCTGCGTCAGAGCTGTTGACATGTCGTAAGCCTGTGCTTCGGAGAAACCGAACGACTTAGACATTGCTCCGAACGTTCCGACATACTGTTTTGCCATGGTTTCTGACAGTCCGGCAGAGGTCATAGCATTCTTTGCAAATTCGTTTACCTTGTCCGACATGGTTGTGAATGTAACATCGACCACGTTCTGCACTTCGGCAAGGTTAGAGCCGAGTTCTACGCATTCCTTACCGAACTGCGTCAGTTTTCCAATCGCAAATGCTCCGCCAATCAGTACGCCTATTTTTTTTACTACGCTGCCAAGTCCGTTAAAAGACTGCCTGATTGCTGATACGCCGTTTTGCACACCTGATGTGTCCATTCTGGTATCAATAATGACTGAGCCATCAGCAGCCATGTGTCCACCTCCTAACTATTTGAGGTTCAACATCTCATTCAGCTTATCTTTATAAGCTTGCTCCTCGTCGCTGAGACGTGTTTTTATGTCAATTATGTTTTTATTCTCTTGATAGAATTTCTTTTCCCATTTATCGAACTTTTCGCCCTTTGCTTTTTTTGACCGGATTCCAACTACGGTGTTGAACAGGCACTCGCCAGATTCCATAAAGTATCCAAAAAACGTCCACCAGTGCATATAAGGTACTGATCTGATTTCTTTACCAGCAACCTTGTTCACAGCCGGAACGATCATATCTCCATCCTGTTCCCAGTCCATCAAACGGGGTTTGGGCTTGTTCGGGATATCATCGAATTGACCACAATCAATAAACTCGCAAGCTTTCTGACAAGCTTCTGTAAGATGTTCCAGGGGTATGCTTTGCCAGTCCTCAAACAAAATCTGTAACATAACAACAGCTTTCGCCTGTTCGTCCAATTCTGGGTCATTCATGGCGACCAGAATGTCAATAATTACTCGAAAATCCGTTCTGATAGAAAAATCCACCCCACTGATATTTAGTGAGGTGGGCAACTCATAGGCGGTCATTTTGTATACTTCTCCGTGTACTTATTGACCACTTCCTGCATTTTTTTCTTTCTCTTTTCAATCTCTGGAGTAAGTGCTTCATTGATTTTGTCAAGGACGATATAAGCGAATACCTGACCATTTCCAAAAACAGTTGTTGCGGTAATTGGTTCTTTAAATAAATCCTTAGATGCTTCGTATCCGAGCATATAATTGATTTTGTCCTCGATCTGCTTATTAATCTCCGCCATCTCTTTGCCGGAAGAGACATTTTTAACAGATTCCTGAGCCTGTTCAAAGAAAGTTTCCAATTCTTCCGCTCTTGCTGCAATGTTGATGTCGGTAGGATTCAGTTTGAATGAAGAGAACACTTCACCCTGCTTGTTCGTGAATGTGAAAAGAAGAAATCCATCATCAATGTTTGTATTAATTGTTTTTGCCATTTTCTATGCCCTCCTAAAAAAAATTATTCGCTGTCAGCTGTAAATGTGCCGGAACTGATATCAAATTTTCCTTTTACTCGTTCGCCGGTATAATTGACGGTAAACGGAATCTGATAGCCAGATGTATCACCGCCGTAGGAGGTCGGCACAACGTAGCAGTCCTGCTGATATGCTTCATACTTGCCTGCTGTGGCTTCTGTCCAAAGGTGAACCTCAACTGCTTTTGTTTTGAGGTTATCGTCTTTGAGACGTCCATCTACAATCTTCTGTAATGCTGTAAACAGATCAGAAGTAGTGTCTGCATAGAATGGATCAGCGTCAGAAGAAACTTCGTAGCCGTTATGTTTGAATGTGGATTCTCCAAGAATGTTTTTAGAGGTTTCGGTGTCTGGATTGAGTTCAACATTGTACTCTTCCAGATCTTTTCCAAGACGTTCATACTTCGGTGTCAGTCCTCCACAGAGAGAACCTGCATCGATATAATGAGCCATATATTTACGGTCAATTTTGCCTGTAACTGCCATAGAAATGTCCTTTCTGCCTATAACTTTTAAAAGGCTGTGTAGGTTAGCGACTATCTCCGATTGATAGCTGGTTGTTACTTGTTATATTACTTCATAAGTATTTTCGTAGCGTACCGTTAATGGTAATAACCAATCCTGTACACCACTCTCCTGTGGTTCTAAACCATAGGAATTATCACGGGTGATACGTTTTATCACTCGCCCCTGAGAAAGCTCAGGAAACGCATTTAAACGTGTCTCAGAGCCATTTATGATAACTGGTTCTCGGCATATCCATTTACCGAGATTATCTAGGAACTTCTGAACGGATAGCTTCTGCCTTTCCTTGTCGGATGCTGTGCGATATACCACGTAAAATGGGTACTGGCATACCTGGTGCATTACGCCACAAACATCTTCTTTTTCTGAATAAATCAAAGCTCCATTATCTGCCGAGAACGCAATTCCTGATTCCTTGCCAAGTTCTTCAAACTTGATTGTTTCATTTTCATACAGTCCCGGATACTGGTTCAGAAGTGCTTTCATGGCATCTGTCAGAATTTCGTATCCGGTTGCGTCTTTTCCGATAGGTTTATCTGCTATGCCTGCCACCTCCTGCCTGTGCTTTTACTTTGCGAACCCATGTGTCACCATATTGCCGTTTAGCGGCATCAAACCACTTTGCCTGTGCCCGTGGGTGAGCCTGTTTGGTGTATTCAAGATTTTCCTTTGCGGCTGTCCGGCCAGAAAACTGACTAACGAGAACTTTCTTTGCTCCACGTCTTGCGTAGGGACTTCCAGTTGCTTCATCAACCATTCCTTTCCCCTCGTACAGAAAACGTCCATAAGGAGCCGCCGCCGCGCATACTTTCCCAGTTCCTTGTAAGGATGTACTCTCAACTCTTGTTCGGTTGATAAAGTCCCCTGTAATCATCGGCATAAACGGCACCATACTGTCCATAACCATTCCATCAAGGAGATACTGGGCTTCTTGATACTGCCTTGAGAACCTGTCCATATTCAGTTTGATTTTCATATCTCCATCGACTATGGAGAATCCTTTGAAATGATGAATTTTACTCATATCACTTACCCAAAATCTCAAAGTGTGGAATCAGTGTGTACGGACCGCCTACACTGGTAACCTTAAACACGTTATCCTTGTTCTCGTTCATGTACTGGTAGAATCCGTTTCGATAATCACCATCAGTTACTGCTCCACCAGTCCATTCACCCTCCCAAAAGAATGATTCGTCCGAGAATGTGATAGTATCTTCCAGAGCATTGTTAATCTGCCTTTTCCACTCCTTCGAAGGCACCCATGGGAGAATCTTGCCATCTTTATCGGTAATGGTTATATCACCGTTCTGAACAGCATAACGAACGTGCAACTGTGCGTTGTCAGTTGCGTCTGGTCCGTACTTTTTAAGGATTGCTCCTTTGTCCGTAATGAGATCAATACCGGATAGCACATGAGGATACCAGTACGCATCTCCTGTCGTGGCTGATTCATAATAATCAAAAATCGTCACAGTTTTTTCGTACATGATACCCTCTCCTTAATTATTCTTTCTGCACTGTCTGCTTAATAACCTGATTCACACCAGTAGCCGACAATCCATTAAACATGCCGACCGCAACTGCCGTGATATAGTCCGTTGCCGGAAAGTCTGGAATAACTCCCATTCCGACTGCTCCGAGAATTCCACCAATAACCGCCATGATTACTGGAATCCATTCGTCAGAGATTCTCTTTGATGCTTTGCAGCCCATTCCTACAATGTAGCAGATCATAACGATTGCTATACATGAGCCTAATGTTGAAATGTCCATATAATCACACTCCTGCATATAATACTGGTATTCCATTATCCGTCCTTACTCCCATCAGAAGTGGTAAAGCTGTCTTTAAGAGCAAGTCGTTCGTTTTTTGTGCATCTCCGGCGACGGCATACACTGCACTCCACTCTTTTGCACTCGCTCCAATCTGCTGAGGTGTTGCGTAAGAGATGGATTCACTGCCGGATGATACAGATGTTACAATGCCTGTTGATTTGCCACCGGCATTTATGTCGGTCACATTTGCTGACGCCTGATTGATTGCATTCTTTTCAGCAAGCTCAATCTGATACATTAATTCAGCCAATGAACAGACCGCCTTTTTGATACGCTTCTGTGAGCGTTCGTTTGTTGGCAGTCCGTCCACCAGTCTGTCAAACGTCATTGTGTCCACAAAATCACTGGCTCTTTCTGCCAGTCGTGGAAAGTCGGTTTCTGGCACGACATTGCCGAATGATTCTGTATAGAATTTATAATCTGCATAAGCCATGCCAATCACCCCCTACGTTTATGATTTCGCTGTTACGCTTGCACTTCCGGCATTCAGTGCCTTGTATGTTCCGTCACACTCAACCACTGTAATCTTCTGCCCGGTTGCTGCCTTAATGTCGGCTTTTCCGTCCCATGTAGTCCAGTTTCTGAGATTCTGGCCATAAGTTACAGCTGTTTCAGATGCACCAACTTTGTACTTGTACACATTGTTAGCGTTTTCTTTAGACGGATTTACAGTGATTTTTGTATCACCAGTTACTGTTCCTGCCGCAGATGTTACTGTCAGAGTACCAAGTGTTGGTGTCTCATCAATGGTGATTACTGCGATTGCGTCAATGTACTCCGCAAAAAGAGTAAGTCCCATAACTGCGAACGCTTCGGACACTGCTGTGTGATAGTTGCCCTGAGTGTGGAATCCGATCAGGTTTGTCTCACCAGATACGGTGTATACAAGTCCTGCTCTTGCGAAGTCAGATTCGTTCGGGTCTACATAGTACAGGACAATGTTCTCGACAGGTGTTGCAATAACCTGTCCTCTCGGGATTTCGCTGTCAGACAGTAAAAAGATTGTGTTGAATCCCATAAAGTCTTTCATGTACTGGAAGCCGAACTGGTTCTGAATAGTGATCTCAGCTGCTCCGAGATATTCATATACGTCCAAAATGTTGACAAATCCAACAACGCCAGTCACGTTTCTGTGCATCTGCTTAAATTTGTTCTCAACACGGCCTTTAGCCATTGCCAGAGCCATCTGGAATGTTGTTTCTGTGGAAGTAAGTGTACCGGTTTTCAGATAGTCATAAAATCTGCTGGTAACGTCAGTCTGAAGCTGGAAAAGGAATTCATCATCAGTCATCTGAACGGCGTTCTCATAACCGTGATCCTTGATTGCTTCGATAGATACAGCCTTTGCGTACTTTTCAATGGTCATTTCCGCATAGTTCTTTTCTTTTACAGTAAATTTGCTGTAAGGAATTTCCTCACCCTCTGCCACTTTTCCGCTCTGTAAAGTACCCTCTGCGTATTTGGACTTGAGTACAGCACCCGGCTGCTTTTTGATAGGTCTCATGATACCCAGAATCTCACGCAAGTGTTCCCAGTTTCTTTCGAATCTGGTAACAAAATCAATCTCACGTGCCGTTACCTGGATATCTTTAGTCATAATAAGATTTGTTTTTGCTGGCATAAAAAATCCTTTCTACCCATAATTGTTAAGGTATTGGGTTAGCGGCTATACTCTGGTGTATAGTCGGTGTAAAAATCACTGGAATAACTGGATATTCTGAGCAATTGCAGCCTGTCTCTCGGACGGGTCTTTGATCGCTTCGATATCTTTTTTGGTCATACTTCCCGGTGTCTGCTGCTGTCCAACGTGAGTGGTAAATCTTGCCTGGTTCTGCTGAGCCTGCTGCTGAGATTCGTCCACAAAAGCGGATGCATCAGACTGTTTCATCTGCTCAATCAGATCATTTAATCCGAGAATTTTGCCGTCTTTCAGCTTTAATCCTGCTTCTTTGATGTCTGCCATGACTGATTTCTTTGCCGCTTCGCTGGAAAACTTAACGTCATCGAGTGCCACTTTCAGAGCATCCGAGAAATCACGGTCGTAGATTTTTGCATTGAATTCTTTCTCTGCATCTGCCGCTTTCTGTTTCCAAGTCTCTAACTCGCTTTTAATATTTGCCGGGTCGATACCGTCAAAACTTTTTAAGGTTTCTTCTGCTGTCTCAGCACGTACTTTCCAGTCATCACGTTCTCCCTCGACTTTTGACAGAGTTTTTGCAACTTCCTTTGCATTCTTGTAATTCTCAGAGAGTGCTTTCTTTACATCTGCCTGTTTATCCTCCGGGATTTCAATTCCAAATGATTTTAAAGTGTCAATAAGTTTCTGCATAACATCCTCCTGGTCGTGTTTATTGACCTGCCGCCGCAGGTAAATGGATTAAGCCAGTTAGACCACTGGCAAGGTAATCGGAAAGGCAGGAATCGAACCTGCGACCTCACATTTACAGTGCGATCTACCACTGAGCTACATTCCGTACCGCCTATAACGGCCAGTTCTCTGAAAAGAAACTGGGTTGATTCCCACATCACATGCTTTCGGACCGGATGAAAATATCCAGATAAGCATTAACCTTTCCATCGTAAAACACATGAACTAGATGGTTCTTTTAGAATTGCCGACTATCACTTCTCACGGCCCGTGGTCTCATCTCTCTAAAAAGTTTTTTACGCAAACGCCTAGTGAGTTGTACGTTTACGCTCATGCGTAAATCCACCTGAGACATAGACCGCCTGTATACAAACAGCTTAACTCTAAGCGGATTAAAGCGGAACGCCCGGAATCGAACCGGAGACCAGAGCGCGACTCTGTCAGTTTTCCACTAGCGTACATTCCACATAACCCGGATTCCCGGGTTAGCAAGGTGTTTAACGTGTCATGCCTGCCACGAGTTGTTTCGGATATTTATTTCTTTTTTAAAAGAAAAGTATGAATAACAAAAACCTTAATCAAGGAGGTGAGCCATCTTGCGTGCCAGATGGCAAATACGCACGACAGGATTCGAACCTGTTCAACTTTCCGTTAAAGCGTGCGTACCAGCTACTAAATTAAAGGAAGGAGGATTAAAACGAAAATGTCAAAAACAACCGTTTTACTTGTGCTTCCTGCTGCACAATTACATTATAACAGATTTCTTTTAACTACCTCTCTACCACTTTTGTGTTTTTAGAGCATATCACGGAGTTTTTCTACGTATCTCTTGACAAGATCACGTTCTTCCCGGCACTCTGCATCCTTGGACATATCACTCATTTCTGTTGTAAGTTCGTCCAGATGTTCTTCCAATGCGGCGAGCATCTTTCTTTTGCAGTCTTCAGACTTGCCGGAACGATAGCTCTGTTTCTGTGTCATATAGTCGTCATAAGCATCTCGCCCATCAGAGCGGCTGTAATGCCCTCTAACATAATGCTCGCCACGTCTGGCATAAGAACTGCCCCGGTCGTAATCCGGCATCATTCTGCCATCATTTGCGATGTATCTCCCCATGCTGTCACGCTTTCTTCCACGTTCACTGTAATCGTCATTGTATCCGCCACGCATCTCATCAAGGACAGTGTTGTAGTACTCTACTTTCTTATCCCAGTACTGCGTATTCTTGATATCTTTGTACATATCAATCAGTTTGTATGTCATTTCCAAGTTCCCAGTGGTCAGCCCATTATCAGCAATTTTGGACAGCTCGTCTTCGATTCTTGCGCATAAGTCTTTAATATCTCTCATAATCACACCTCCTACGCTTCTCTGGTTACGACAATGTTTGCGTTCGCAACAGAAATAGCCTGATCGCTTGTGTTTTCTACCGCGATATTAACGCAGCATCCGTGAGGCACATCAATATAGATGCCAGAGGACACATTATTGTACTGATTTACTGCTGCCGGTGTGGAAATCATCTGGGAAGAAAGAACCGGCTCACCAGAGATTGCAATTGCCAGAGAAATAGCTCCGACAGTACCGCCTGTTGGAATTGCGATATTACCAGAAAAATCCACGAAGAATCTCGCTTTACACTGGTTAGTCAGTCCTCTTAGAGTGATGATTCCGCTTCCCTCTCTGTGCTGAATGCAGTTAGAACCCTTAACTGCTGTATTTGAAAATACTACGTTTCCATTTGCTGCTACAGTCTGAGCAGCTACACTTGTAAATTCTGCCATAATTTTTACCCCTTTCATATCACAAAAGGACAGGTCTCAGCCTGCCCCTCTGTGTAATACGGCATAAGCCGACATCCGAAATCAATCGAAAGATACTCTCGATATGAAGTTGCTAGCAATTACATCCGGTGTTGCATCCACATCCGTAATATGTGTTCGGGTTAGGAACCTGATATGCCGGAATCGGTGCTGGATTAATCGCATTAATGAGCTGCTGTGTCTGTGAAGCCATTGCAGTTGTGAGAAGTGCACTCTGGCGATCCTGAGATGCAGCACGTCTGAGATCATTGTTTTCAGCCTGCAGGCTAGAAATCTTTTCATTGCAAAGATAATCAAGAATAGCTCTTGTTCCAGCGTTCTGGCTGTCAATAATGTCTCTTGTATTGCTGTTCATGGTGTTCTGCAATGCGCAGGTGTTCTGTGCCATATTGTAATTTACGCCCTGAATTGCTTCTCTGGTTTCGCAGCAACAGTTCGCAAGCTGTGCCTGTAAAGCATTAGTATTCTGCATATTAGCCACAGTATCGGCATTAATAGCCTGCTGGATTCCGAAGCCGGTCTGCATGATGTTTGTGTTGATTCCATTGAATCCGGTAAGCATACCATTGTTCATGGCATAAAAGCCATCGCACAGGCCACTGTTGATTCCATCAAGTTTGCTGATTACCGCTGAATTGTCGAATCCTCTCTGAATGTCTGCCTGAGTAGCTGCTGTGGCTGCATATCCGCCGCCATTGCCATTATTGCCCCAGCCGTTGTTTCCCCATCCGAAGAAAGCAAAAATGAATAAAACAATAATCCACCAGCTACCATCTCCGCCAAACATGCCGTCATTATTTCTACCGTTTCCAGTAGCGGCGGCTATATCTGATAAGCTATAATTTCCATCCATAATATAATCTCCTTTATTGTGTATTTACATCAATCTGGCCAGATTGTAATGTACTATTTCATTCCTTTTAACATGTGCTGAAATTGTCCTGCCATCTGCTGAACCTGATTAAGCTGTTGCTGAGAAATCTTCCCAGACTGTAACATCTTCTCAACTTCTGCTTTCGGGTCTCCCTTAAAATTCTGCTTAAACTGCATAAACTGCTGTATCATCTGCATTGGTCCGTTTCCCTGCGGCATCCCACCACCAAGCATGTTAAATAATGGATTACTCATCTGCGTTTCCTCCTTTGACTGTTGATTCCTGTGCGGTATTAGCTCTAACAGGTTCAGAAAAAGAATTTAATCGGTTTATGATAGCTTCGTATTTGCCCTTTAAATCGTCATATTCCTGTCTGGTGACATATTTACTGTCCATGTTCTGAGCAGGCTGTTTAGGTGGCATCTGAGTGCCTATTTCGTGGTACTCAAACGTCCGTAATGGCTGTGGCATACCGGAAACGTCTGTGGATTTTATGTAGAACTTTTCACTTTCACTATCCATCAGTAAAACACTTGTCCCGGGTGCTACCAGATAGGATTTTGCGCCAACTTCGCCAGATACCCACAGGATGCCATTGTTATTCTGCTGGGGTTGCTGTACTGGTTGAGCCGGCATCTGGACAGGCTGTTGCTGAAATTGGTTCATCTGTCCCGGAACGCCGAAGCTATATTGATAAGGATTGTTATATAATGCCATCTCGTACACCTCCTATGACTTATTCTATGACTTATTCTATGACTTTCTATGACTATTTTTACATAAAAAAAGAGCCTTAGACAGTTCGTCTAAGACCCATATAAGTATCTGAAAAGTATCAGCATACTTTAATTATTTTATTGTTCACCCTCCGGCTTAATCGTTTCGCCGTGGAGATACTCACATTCATCTGTTCAGCGCAGTATTCGAGCGTATATTCCTTGCATCTCAACCGGAACAATCTTTCTTCGTCCGGTGTGAAATTACACTCTATCAAGAATCTGTCTATATCTTTCTTTGTGAACACATATAATTTCATGAGCATACCCCTTACTAATGCTAACGCTGATTCTGCGCAAGATAATTTGTAAGCTTCTGTTTTGTTTTTTTTAATTCTTCGACATTATTCCCACTAATCTGACTATCCAACATGGTTGATAACACTTCCAGAATTAATGAATCTCGTTCTGCGATCCTCTGAAGACTCTCATAATCTCGCTTGTCATGTTCTTCCAGTGTCTCTACTCGCTTATTAAGTCGGAATGCCGGAGTAATCCATTTAAAGATTACAGCCGCCGCTCCTCCGACAATAGACACTCCTCCGCAGATAGAGAGAAAAATCTGTATAAATTCTGATATGCTCATTTAGCTACTCCTTTTCCCAGTAATATACCGGGATCTCATTACCGGAATCCCATGTATCGAAATATTCGCCATCTTGTACTGTCACCACATGACCATCTATGCAGAGGATGTATGTACCTGTTGGATGATCTGTGCAAAAGTCGTTGACTGTATAGATATATCGCTCTGACTGTTCTATCAGTTTACGTCTGTATCCATGCTTATAGAGATACGCTCCCCAAACATAATTTGCGCTTGGCATATCTGACAGAGTACATGCCTGCACCATTAATCCGGCGAATACCGTTTCCCAGTCAAAATCGGTTGCCTTGCATATTGCCCGGACAACGCAATCTCCGGTTCTCTTACCCTTAACAGGATTAGGATTAAAATACTCCCATTTATCCATCAGTCAATCCCCTTTGCTGTTTTATATCTTTTTGCCGCTCCTCTGGCTTTAGCGGCATTCTGACGATTCCACTTTGCTATCATAAGCCGGTCTTGCAGTTCCCTTAGGTCGTTCTGCTTGCAGTAATCTTTGTATGCAGCATTTTGTTTCTGCAAAAGATAAGACTTCCGGTCAAGGTCTTGCTGAAGTGCGAATCTTGTCTGTTCATCCTTACAGTTATCAACCGCCGCTTGCATTCCGAGAACTTCTCTCTTCGTTTTGCGGATTCTCCGTTCATAAGTACGTTGCCGCTGTTCCTTTTCGTACTGTTTGCCTTTATCAGCTTTATCCTGTGCTGATAGTTCTGCGTAGGGATTCGGCATTCCTTCCGCCCAAACTGAAAAATGATGTCTGCAATTTACTCCACATATTCCATCAGCTTCGCCATAATGACAGTTTTCAATAAAATCTGGATATTGACTTGCTTTTTGCTCCAGCATTCTACGGTATTCTGATGTGTCTCGCTCTCGAAAAAACTCCGGCTTGATTTCTTTTAATTTTTCCCAGTCTATGGAAAATATCTGCCCTTGCCATACTTCATGACTTGGGCGACTTCCTATGTGCGCCGATGTCAATACTAAACCGTATCCCATTTCTTTCATTCTTGTCAACTGAATATCAGCACACGCCTGAGCCACTCCAGTTCTGACAGAACGTGCGACTGCTGTTTCGATCGTGTCTTTTCTGCCAGATGGATATGTGACAGTAACACCATCACTCACAACATTATTAACTGCCTCTTTGATGGCTTGCGTATAGCCGACTGCCCCAGTCATCACATGGTTATAGGCAAGGTCACATTGCTCGATATAGAGCCTTTGAGCGGCACTTGCGGTTGTTCTTGTGAAGTTCTTCCACTCTCCCATAGTCGCAAGCATATTTCGCTCCATGAGTCTTATCATAGCCGGCGACTGTTCAAGCGGCACAGGGCTTAATCCTGCTGCCTTGTATATCTTATCGTCATAGTTCATTGCAGTGATTCCGGCATCTTCAAACGCCTCAAGAAGTTCCCGATGTTCGCGTTTGGTATATTTGGATAATTCTGCCAGAATATCCTCTAGCAGCTCACCCGATTCCTGTAGCGTTCTGATTCTCCACGCATCGGCATTGGTCAGAATATAGTCCTCACCTCTGCCGATTCTTGCCATCATCCTCGACACGATCTCAGAGATGATATACTGATGCAATTCTTCTGCAATCTGTTCGCTGCCCTCTGTTATTCGACGCAAATATTCTGGACTAAGTATAATATATCACCTCTTTCGTCAAAAGTCGTGGTACATGTTTTGAAAATATGCTACAATCAACCTATTAAGGAGGTGTCGCAAAATGTTTTTAAAATTAAAAGTTTATTGTACTTGCGGATGCTGCTATTACATCAACGAAAAAATTTCAGTAGACAAAATTACCTGCCCGAACTGCGGTATTGAATATCCGTACTCCGAAGAAGCTATTAAAATGCTTAAAATAGCGGATGAGATTAGTGACGGTGGTGATCCTGTTCTACCTAATAACTCCAAAATTCGGACGGAAGTTGTAATATCTGAGAATGATACTTATGTACCTCCGTCTGTAGCTGAATTTTGGGAGAAGCATAAATAATTTAATTCTGTTACAGGGAGCACAGCAGAAAATGATGTGCTCCACTTTTTTTACTTAATTAACTAAAGCCCTTTTTAGTTAATTAAGCCTTTGTAAAATAACATATCTCAAATATAATGTTAAACGATGTTTGAGCCAATGTTGCATCTGGACTTGCATTTGTTACAATTATTCCGTCATTACCTACATACATTGATTTTGGTTGTGTAGACGGAAACGACCAACTACCACATAGCACAGGCGTGTTCATCATAGGTTTAAATGGTACCCCGGTAATTTTCATATTCCCTTTTACAACTGACCTATTAAGTGTTCCAATTATTTGACAACTTAAAATCACGAGTTGACCAATTTTTAAATACCTGCAATTATTCACACTAAAAGTTATCCCATCTGTACCACTGTCATCAAATTCCATGCTGATTGTATTGCAAATATTTGATTGTAGATTTTTTTCTGACAGCAACTCTATCCACTTGTTATAGCCGGATGAGTATGATATATATACTTTTTTGAGTGCATCATCCATGGCGACCTCACCTATAGACAGTGATTTGGTAGGTTTCGCATTGGATAAAACTCTAATATCATTCTTGAAGACAGCTGTATATGTTGGTGTTACATCTGATATATAATCGCTTGATACTTCCACATTTACATATGACTTTTTGGTGTTTTTCAGAATTTCATGAACATTTGTTATTATGACATTTGAATTAATACGACTAAACTTACAATAAATATCAATCTTATTTCCAAATAAAATATTATTATCTACTGCAATAAATTCAATCGTTTCACCGCTGTTAGGAATTACATTATGTGTCACATAAAATATTCTCGCTGAACACAACTCCCCCTGTGATCCTCCTGATTTGAATATTGCTGTGACTTTCCCCTGTGGCAATATATAACCATCATCAAAATTTGTCACATAAAAATCAAAAGTAACGCCAAAATCCAAGCCACCAGCGTTTGCATACATTTCAGCAACTTTTACATAATAATTTTTGTTTTCTGAATTTGTAATTGTAGAACACATTGACTCTTGATAATGAAAAGAGCCATTTGCTCCAACCCTACACCATTTTTTGCCATTAATTCTTTCACCAACATCAATAGTGTTACCTTTTAGTCTTAATCCATCTTTAAGATTGACTATAGGTATGTTATTTGTTTTGCAATACGTTACAACCTCAATCAAATCGTCAACACCGGTTTGTCCCTCTGAAAATACATCTTTCCATGAATGCATTACAAATACCAGCCATAAATTATTTTTTACAGCATACTGAATATCTGCAATCATTCCTTCTTTTGTAATTGCATTATTTTTATTATCTAAATCTCCAATACCGCTTCTTCTTAATATCGAATAATTGTCAAATATTCCTGTTCGCCCCATCCCAGTAGTATCGTATGCTCCATCATTGAATCTGTGTCCAGTGAGAATACAACATCTAAATATTTTTCTTGCACATTCATCCGTGTCTGGTGTCCAAGAGCCATGTGGGGCAACATAAATATCATAATCAAGCCCTCTTTCAAATAACCACTTAGATGATAATTCAAAATCAGTTTCAATATCGCCTTTTGTTACTCCGCTTTCATTTGTAACAAGGTCATTATAAGTATGGCTTGCAACTGTCCATCCATCAGATTTCAGCTCCTTGCATTGTTCGGTAGTCAACCATTTTGGGTTTTTATCAGCAGCTTTTCCAATTATCGCGGCTGAAGCAGGAACGCCGAGCGGCTTAAATATTTTTTTGTAGAAAATAGTATAATCTGTTAACTGTCCATCATCCGTAACAAAAGACACCATTGGCGTACTAATTTGACCGTATGACATATCAATTGTGTCTTTTACGGCATTTTTTGACAGTTTGTTTAATGTAATTGCACCATCTTGAACTGTCGTGGTTGCTTCTGGATGGTCATTCAGCCACTTCTTTACGGTATTATCAATAGTTTCTTCTGGTGCAGAATAACCAATATCTTCAGACGTGATAATGACATCACCCTGTTTTCCATTTACGGATTTTACTTTTCCAACATTAGGAAGTTCTGCTTTAACATTCCCTATATCTTCCTTTAGCGAACTAGTTTCCTCTTTCAACGACGCAACATCTGTCTTGTTCTGCTCGATCTGCTGTGCCTGTTCTGTCGTGGCTCCAGGAAGGACTGGATTCTTTTCAAGGTACTCATTTACTGCGGCTTTGATTTCTTCCGGTGAAATCTCACCGCCAATTCCTTTTAAACATAATTCGTATAAATACTTCTCTTTTCGCGTGATCGGCTTCGGGAGTTCGCCCGTATAATCACCTGTCAAGTACGCAAGATATTTTTCTTCCCTTGTTACTGGTTTATCTGCCATCTTCTTACTCCTCTCCGAATAGTGTTGGCTCGTCTGGTTGAGCTTCTTTGACCATTGCTTTCGCTTCTTCCTCGGTCATTCCTTCAAATTTCACGAAATACAGCCATGCCGGAACCTTGCCAGTGGTCACATACTGCCACCATCTTGCACGGTCGTTTTCACGTACATACAGAATATCTCCGAAATCATAATTGACTTCATAAGCTCCAACAGGTGCAAGTCCGTACAGATCAGCGTAAACGTTCAGTGCGTATATAACTTCATCTAGGCAAGACTCCAACTTATCCCTTACATCTTTAATGAACTGCACTGTCCTCTGCTGTTCTGCTTCTACTCCTGTAGCCGTCTGAATGCCGCTAGATTCGTTGAAAACAAAGTAGCCATTAGAGAATCCAATCTTGTACCCTAACTGGCTTAAAAGGGCATTTATGCCGGCTATACGGGTATCTGTGTTGAGCTGTGGATTGATTTCTTGATAGAACTCTTTCTCGAGCTGTCCGAATACATTCTTGACAAAGTGCGGTAAGTTCATCTCATTACGTCTGTTCTCCATACCCTGTGGTGACATGACTGCTACAGGTGTACCGCTTGGCATCAGCAGTCTATCATCTGCCAGAACAATCTTCTGCGAATCAAATATCTCTCCGGCATTACGGCTGTATGCAATGTCGAGATCTTTCAGCTCTTCAATTGCTTCTGCAAATATCGGTAAGCCAAGCGGTGTACTGATATCCACATTGTTCGCCTGCGGTGTCCGCAGTACTCCGTACAGAGGTCCGTCCAGCTTCTCACCGTTTGTTTTGAGAATCGGTGGCGTATCTGCCATTAAGTCAGCCCATTTGGTCTGTTTAAGGTCAATTTTATCACCGATTGACTGAGGGGATTTTGATACATAGACTCTGTTAGAAACGTAGTACGGATAGACCGTCACTCCGTCCACAGTTGTCTCAACAAATCTATGATATTCAAGCCGTGTATAGTATTTCCGTCCAACAGTATAAGAATCCTTGAATATGATTCCCTTAATTTCCTGATTATCATAGTCCACGATCATCACATCTGCCGGAGTAAATACGTCAATGCTTTCACCATTTGGCTTAATAAATACTGTTCCATAAGCACAGCCATATTCTACCCAGTGACGGATTTGAAAATATACCTTGTCGATCTGTTCCTGTAGCCACGTAGCCCTTGCAGAACCGTCTATCTGAATGCCGATCGCCAGCGTTGCGAGCCGAGCTGTTTCTGAGCAGACAGATTTAGCAAAATTGATCGTCTTGATATTATTCTTATCATCCAGCCATTCCGGCGCACCTCTGTAAATGTTCGCGCACCGGTTAATCAGCGATTCCATCTCTGGAAATTCTGCTGCCTGAATGTTGAAGTCCTCTTCGGCTTGTTTTTTGAATATCATATTAAACCACCTTTTCAGTGTTGTTATAAGTCCCATTTAATCACCTGAATTAACTGATTTCAGCACATTTCTGATAAACTCTATGTCTTTATTGAAATTCTTTATATCTTTGTTCTGTATCTCTACTGGTTTATCATTCCACAATTCTCTTCCAGCTCTTTGACCTTGGAAGAACTGGAATTTGTCCAGAATTTCCAAACATTTAAATATGTTTTCTTTACTATTCATTATGCACTATGTCCTCTTCTCATCGACAATGGACTTGTCGCATACCTGAGAGAATCTATCCAGTGATCGTTACCATCTGGATAATCTGCGATAACTTCTCCATTGCCATCTACTTCATGTTCATAATTGATAATTTCCTTGTATGCTCTCGGCGTTCGTGCCGGATCAATGACTAATGTTCGGCACTGTAACCACTCAAAAGTATATTTGCGGCTTCCCGGTGTAACAATAGCCCTACGTGCTGGAAGCCCTGCATCTCGGAAGTCAATAATGCTTTCTTCTTCATCAACTCCGCAAGATATTGAATAATCATCGTATCCCTTTTGTTTTATCTGGCCAGCCATTACTGTATTTCGAATTTTACATCCGCCAAGCTCATCCAGCAGGATAACTTTGTCCTGATTAGGCACATAAGCCACACGAATAAACGCTTTGGGATCCGGGTACCATCCCCAGTCTTGTCCCTGATAGATACTTTGAAAGCTCTGAATCTCTTCATCTGTAATTTCTCGAATTTCTAACAGTTCGAAAATATTTGTGCCAAGTCCAACAGGAAGGCCAAGATATTCATGGTCGTAAGCTCTCTGATTTGTCTTTCTCAAATGCTCCGCATCATCAAGGAATTGTTGACCAAGCCATTCAACAGGAACTGATCTGTAATCACTCTTGTGCCTGTAGCTGTCGTCTCGTGGTTCTTCTACATACACATTCGCCCAGTTGCTCCGGCTAATTGGCGGATTGAATGTCTTAAATACAACAAACTTACTGCCACCTCGAAGGACTGACTGCTGCACTGTACGAATTTCTTCAATGCCAGAAAATTCGTCAAGTTCCTCGAACCAGAGATACTTGAAATATCCCTTGCTTGCTTTAATAGATTTAGTCTTTTTTGCCTTGTCCAGTCCTCTGAATATGATTTTCTGCCCAGTAGGTTTATAAGTGTACTGCATAGGGCTTACACTGGTGTCCCATAGTTCATTAGCTCCGAGCGCGTCAATTCCCCATGCTATCTGTTCATAAACGGATTCTCGAAGTGTGTTTCCAACTTTACGGAAAATAACGGTATTTGACATTATACCGTTCTCTGAGTCCTGCATCATCAGGAAAGGAATCATGACACCCACAAAAGATGATTTAGTAGATCCACGCCCACCATACAAATCATAATAAGTGTGTTTTCCGTCCAAAATGTCCCAGAACACATTATAAAAGGCAGGAGCTATAATTTCATTCAGATTAATCGGATTCTCATTCATTTTGTTTCTCCGGCCTTGGAATATTATTTACAATGGTAATCTTTCCATCTCCAGAATCATCATTTTTCTTGTCAGCATCCCATCCTTTAAAGTTGTTTCTCAAACTGAACTGAGCACCATTTGAACCGTCACGATCAAATAACCTTTCCTCTGCGTACTGTTCCACTCTGGCTTTCGCGCGCGTAATCGTGTCAACAAACTCTGGTTTTGCTTGATAGTTTAAAAGAGCCTGTCTGCTTGTAAATCCAAGGGCCAGAGCAAGTCCTGTAACGGTCGGAGGGTGAACGTCTATAAAAACGGGAGATCCGAATTTATTAAACATTTGCTTGCCTTTGCTATCAGTTACCCTTTACAATCCTTAAAATATTTTTCAATTTTTTCTTCAATTTCATCTACTGTTTTATACATGGGCGGTTTCCCCATTGGCATTCCCACGTTCTCACCTCCAGACATAAAATGCCCTAGCATAGTTATAGTTATATATACTATAATACCATACTAGGGCGTACATAGCTCTCTACCACTTTTATAAATTTTTAAGTTTTTTAAAGTCTGCCAATCAATTTGGCCAGATGATAGTATTCCGCCATAACTTTGCGTTTGTAGCCATAAAAGTCATTCTCCGTTGCAGGAACCGTTCTGATCTTCTCCATCGTTCGATAGCCGATGCTGTTCACAATGCTGTCATAGATTTGCGATTCGATGCCGGGTGCATATTTGATAGATACCTGTAACAGATTGTATTTGTCGCTCTCGTTAAGATTCCGCAAGTGGCTTTGTAATGTCGGTATATCGTCCGGTGGTACTCCGTAATCACTCAATGTTGCCTTTCTCAGTTTCATTTACTTCACCTTCTTCATTTAAGTTCCAGTCACATGGCATGCCTCGAAAACATTCTGGACAGTGTTCGTAGAATCCGCAGCCTTTGCAATCCGCTGGCTGTCCAGTACAATATTGCCGTAGTACGTGGTATGCTGATATAGCAAGATTTGGCGTTATGTCTGGTGTAGGTTTATCTGACATAGTTATCACTCCTCCACTCCAAACATTTTTCTTAAACTATGTTGATAATTTTTCACTGTTCGTTCAAGAGCACTATAAGTTGGTCTCAGTTTACATCTTTCTTTGTACCCGTCACATTTAGTTCCGAATAGAATAGTGTTTCTGCATATACCGTCTTGACTAGCACAACATTTATTCATTTCTTCATCTCCTCCAACTTCTTCTCAGCATCTTCGCGGGTGAGGAATATAGATTCTCCAAAATCACATTCTCTAAAGTATGCCACAATAAAACTATTCGTTACTTTTGCGTAAATTCTGAATTGTTCTCCAGACGCATAATAAGATACGCTTGATAAAAAAGATTCATATACTTCATATTCCGCATCTCCATCATATTCATCATAACCAAACACATTAATTGGCGATGTTACCACCCAAACCGTGTCTCCAACCTTACACGGTAATCTCACAAGCAAGCCCTGTTCTTCTAAATCTTCATATTCAGCGAGTGCATTCATTACATCATATTCTCTTTCTCCCTCGAAACAAACATCTGGGAAATCACTTCCGTCATGTATTGCAATAGCTTTTTTGCCATCGCTATTAAATCTTTCAGTCCATCTATCCATTTACCTCACCTCTTTCAACTTCTCAACTGCCAGCTTCAGCGATTCTACAAATTCATCGTTTACTACTGCACGATCTGGATTCTCGATAAATTTTTCAATCGTGCTAATTACTTTCTCTTCTAATTTAGGTACTGTAAATTCACCATTTTGTGCAATTTCAAGAAGCTCATCAATGTTGTATTTCCAATTAGATATATCGCACAAAAACTTGTGACACTTAGTGTTTCTTTGATTCAATACACATTCTATACATTCACGTTCACAGCATTTGGTTATATCTGAATACCACTCAACAAACTCTCTTGCCGTAATTTCTTTCGTTCCAAGGAGTTCGGACGCTTCATACAATGTCTTTTCAAAATCTCTGCAAGTAACGTTCTTATCGTCATAAAAATTCAATATGTTTGGAAATGGAATTTTGATAGGGTTTAAATGGTTCCCTCTCGCCCATGTGAATCCCTGAAGCTTTGCCATTTTCAGAACACTCAAATATTCTTCCTGTGTTTTTACAAACACGCTTTTTCCTGTTAAATCAATCATCAGAATCCTCTCCTCCTGCAATCTCATCAATATACTGGTTTCGTCCATCGACCATCCCGCACTGATAATCCGCCATATCATTCTCGGTAGTGCTTTTCTCCGGCAATGGCTTCAATGGACACCAATCAGGTCTTGATTTGCTTTCGCAATCATAATGTTCTTCTGTCATCAAAAATACATCGTAATCTAAACAGTAAGCTAATTCACACAAACCCTCATATTCAAGTTCACCGCAGTATGAAATTCCGAACGGGCAATCATAGCAATTCTCTGGTGTATCTATCACTAACGCTGATTTACTCATATGTTTCACTTCCTCTCAGCATCAGGCTCAAAGTATTATACCCCGGACAAGTCCTGACTCCGTTTCTGGTATCTCTTAACAGGACACAGTACGGATATAATGCCATAACCTCGTAGACGTGTTCTATGGTGTCTTCGCCGCGCTGGTCGATGTATTTGAATCGCTTTCCCGGTCTAAGAAAATATCTTGCGCATACATACGCTTTAGTTCCGAATCTCATACTTGCACTACTCATTCAACTCTCCCCATCCTTCACGATTTTGATTGCAACTTCAAACGCATCAGTTTCACCCTCGAAATACTCCGATGCTTTCTGTAATGCAGCAGTTCTTGTCTTTTTTGTTTTCAACTGCTCCACAACCTTGTCCGCATCAAAAGCTGTCGGCTGTTCTTGAACAGTTGTAATTGCAAGATGTGTAAATAAATCCATCGGAGAAACATCATTTTCCGCAGCTTTCTGCTTTTCTTTATCCCAATACCATTCGCTCATTTCTTGAATTAATTTATCAGCGTCAATTAATCTGCTCATTCAACTCCACCGCCTTTCACGATTTCAATTGCTTTATCAATTGTATTTGCAATATTTTTGTAAGCACAATCTTTGTCTGCATCGCCTGTATTTGCAATTGTTAGGAAGTATCTCATTTTTAATTCTTCTAATTGCTCAATAACCTTGTCCACATCAAAAACTGTCGGCTGTTCGTCAATAACTGCACCTATTACAAAATCCATATCCGAATTTCCAAGAGAGTCAATTATTTTGTCTGCATCAATCAGTCTGCTCATATTCTATTCTCCTAACTGTTTTAAAATTTCTTTTGCAATTTTATTACTTTCCTGCATGGAAATTCCCCATCCATTATATTTTCTGTGGCATTCATCACAGTTCCATTCACCATTATCACTTTCTTTAATTTCGCTATTGAATCTGCAATTATCGCAATACATATGATCGAGAGTGCTATAAATGATGCTTGCAATATCGTCTTGTTTGCTATTAGCATCGTCTACGTGTTTCTGTCTGTTTAAATATTCAAATACTCTCAGCTCATTTTTTCCGACCCATTTAATCCATGCACCGCAATCCCCGCAATACAATCCTGTATTATTCCTAACTTTCTTGACAAAAAGGTTTTTACTATTGCACTTTGGGCATCTATATTCTTTCATCTATTTTTCCTCCCATACTCCCAATAACCGCATTCTCTCATACAGTACAGCGACAGTCTTGCGTCTGTATCCATAAAAGTCTTTTGGGTTCATCTGGATATATCTTTCTTTGCTGATTTTCCTGTAACTTTTCCGGTGTAGGATATTCTCGATTACCATATCCGCTATTACCGTGTTTTTCGGGCAAGCTGACAAGGCGGCACTGGAAAGCAGGTATCCGTACTCTGCCGGGAAGTCTTTCAGCATCGTGTTCAGTTTTTCAATGTCCTCTGCCGGAATACCGTAGTCTTTCAGCTTTTTATTCCTTGTCAGCATACCATTCTCCTTTCTATTTGTCTGAGTGGTGCTTGTCGTACATGATCGCCACACATGCAAGACCAACCACTCCAAATATGGTTCCAAGGGTGAATCCTAATAAGAATGTAATCATGCTTCCACCTCGCTATCCACTGGCATATAAAACACGGATTCTTTTCCGTTCCAAGCATCATCGTTTTTTACCGACATAAATTTACAATATGCTTCCTGAATCATATCCAGTACCTTTATGGCTTTTGCTTTGGTGGAATATTCTCCGAGTAAGCAACACCATCCCATATCTCTTCTTGCGCTTATTACTCCACCCGAAACTTCGATATCGGGTAAAAATTCAAATGCAACTAAAACTTCCTTATTCTGACTTCTGATTAACATTTTGCGTCCTCCTTGTAATTCTCAACCGCAGCTATCTTATTTTCGTACATTGCAATTATGTTTTTAAATCTGCGAATATCGTTATTGTATTTTTCCAAGAATGTTTCTTTTACGAACTGATAATTAGGTTCTTCCAACACAATGTACGGTGTTGAAGAACCAGAAATTTTTCCAATATCTTCCTTTTTCACATATCCAATGTAAAGTCCTTTTGGAAACTGCGTTACTGCTCTGTACGTCTTTGGTTTTTCTATTACCTCACATTCTTCAATTCTGACTTTAAAAACAGAGTCTCCGAATGTTCTAGTTTCTGGATTGAATTTTCTGCTGCTGCCCAAAATGTAGAAATATAATTTCATTTTTCGCCCTCCTTGTCTTTCTCACAGAATCCTCTATGTTCGTGCACGGAATACTCAATTCCTCCGCTATAATTCATATATGTAAGCCGTTCTCCTGTCAGTTCACATTTTCGCTTTCCCACATTCAAATACTCACAAGTCCCTCTACAATAGCTCATTTCTGCCCTCACTTTCCCCGTTTTCGTATTATAACCCGGCTTTTTCCAACAATTTACCTATATCGGAAATTTTCGTCTTCTGGTTGTACTCGAAAGAAATTTCGCCGTTTTTGTCGTTCTTGAACATTATCCTGCTTGTTACCGTGCAAGTATTACCAGAAAATTCTATACTTCGAAATCTGGTTGAATAGCTTGTGTATTTTGAAAATGCCTTCAAAACTTTCTGATACGTTTTATACTGCACACCTTCAAGAATTTCGTACCCCAGTTTTTCCTTGTTAATGACCGAAAAAGTTTCGTTATAATAATTGCACAACTTTTTAGAGCCTATTTCCCGGATAACGACGCAATCACTTTTTACCTCATGCACGAAACCGACCATAAATTCATTCGGGAAAGTAGTAGTATTCGCCATAACTAGATCACCGGCTTTTAATTCATGCGTGTTAAATATAAACGGTCGAATATAATCTTCTTTCTTTGCCGTACAAGAAGTCAGTCCCGGTATGATCCTTGAAATAATAATCATCAAAATGCGTTCTTTATCTCTCATTTTTCTTATTCCCTTTCCCCATGTAAGCAACTGACACGCTATTGTGCAGTGGTACATGATTAATTTATCCAAATGCTACCTGCCCGTTATTCTGCGGGATTCTTTAATACAATCCCTAACTCTTCTTTAATAGCGTCTACATAATCAATCCATTCTGCCAGACCGTCATTGATATAATCGGCAGCCCGGTCAAGTCCATTTCTGAATCTCTGACAGCGCTTCTCGCCAAAACCGAAATCATCATGCAGAACGGCGATCGATAATATTACAAATGAATCCGCTATAACCTCTTTTATCTTTTCTGACGCTTTATCAAGGTCTTTTACTGCCAGAGAGGTATGTATCCCGGTCACACCCCGGAACTTGCATTCCTGTTCGAGGGCTTCAATCCCGCCCTGTTTGACAATTCGTCTGGCAAGGTCAAGCCCGTCCTCCCTGCCCCGTTCATATTCACGCATTTTATTCATTGTGTTAGACCTCCACGCTTTTTTAGTTTTCCCATCCAACAGCCCTCCTTATCTTCTGAGTCAGAATGTCAAACTGTAAGAATAATTCTCTGTCCTTACATTTCCTTGCTTTTATGTCACAGTCGTAATCATTTATCTGATATTTTCCCTCCAACAGATCACCGTTATCCAGATATCTTTGAAAGACTCCTTTAGAAATCCCGAACCGTTCCAAAATCTCTATTCGGCTCATGCTGTCGACGAATGTACCATCTGTCGTAATAATATTGTAAAGTTTCATTTCGTCTCCTTACTTATCTTTCTTATTCCGTACCCAACCGGAGTATATGCCCTGTCGGTACTATGGTGGTTTGTCCTGAGCAGGTCATCATCAATCAACTGGTTAATATGTTTCCAGACCGTAGCTCTCCCGGCATCCACCCTTTCAGAAATCTCTGTAATCGACGGTGCATATCCAACCAGTTTAATATAACTGACGATATACATATAAATTTCTTTCCTGAGAGCCTGTCCCTGTTCGTATCTATTCTTTGTGTTGTACGGCATTTTGATTCTCCTTTTCCAATTCTTTTGCCTTATTAAACATCTTGGAAAGATAATTCGAATAAGCAACAAGCATGTGATCTACAAATCCATTTTTGTTATATTTTTCAGATACAACATGGATCTGTTCAACTACCTGCTGCCAGTATTCATCTTTTGCCTCAATTCCGGCAGTCTGGAGGACCAGTGCCGGAAAGTCAATCTGTAAAAACTTTATGGTGTTCGGTATCTGCTCATGCGTCACTCTCATACTTACGCACCTTCTTCTACCTCAAAACTCTGTTCAAGAAGTCGCTCGTTATCCTTGCTAAACGCCTTTATATAGCTCTGTTTTATCGGTCTGATAAAATGTATGCCGTTAGCTGATTTAGCCCGGGAAACAGCCACATAGAACTGTCCAGGATCCCAACAGCAAGGGTCAATGTTGATTTTTTCAAATGTCTGTCCCTGTGATTTATGAATGCTGATTGCCCAGGCAAGTTTTACCGGGAACTGAGAGAAAGAGCCTACTTTCTTACGGACAATCTTCTCTTTCACGATCTTCCGACCATCCTTTTCTTGTTCGGATTCCTCAATAACCTGTTTCTCAATGTCTTTATTGTATCTATATAAGCTAACTGTTTTGCCCTTATCAGTCTTGATAACCAGATAAGATTCTTCAAATTCTCCGTTTTCCACAATTTTCTGAATGATGCCAATCGTTCCATTAACGTAGTTTCCAGACAAATCATTGACTGTAATCATCACTTTTGCACCGATGTTAAGAATTAAGTCCTCTCTGGCAAATGCAATGTTCTTAATATCGGCAGATGTTAGCTCGCCGTCAACTGCTGCATGAAACACTTTTTCGGTCTTTTTATCCAACTTGCCAAGGAAAGTATTGTTAATTCTGTCAGCTTCTGCATTAGTGCCAACCAAGAACGGCGCTTCCGGTATAACTTTGTCTGATTCGTTGTTCTCCAGATATGCAATGGATTTTCTAATATTGTTGCCATATTTAATATCATTCAGCACATACTTAAATCCCTCATCATTCTGCCTGCATACCTCATCAAGTTTGATATATTCAAATCCCATTTCTTTCCAGTATTCAGACATGAAAGCATATCCATGTTCATACTTTCCACCCTTTCCATAATCAGATCCATACATCCGACAGAGAATTTTTCGATCGTCTGTCGTAATAACTGGCGGAAGCTGGTAGAAATCACCTATCACGATTAACTGAATGTCTTCTTTGTCCTCTCCGATCAGAAGTCTGTCAACTGCTCTCTCTTCATTCTCCGTGATGATCGTCTTTGCAATCATATTGAACAAATCGAACCGGCACATGCTGATTTCATCAATGATAAGAACATCTGCTTCTTTCAGAAGTTCAGCTCTGGATTTCACCTTTTTCTTATAGTCCTCAAATTTAATTGAAATATTCAATGCTCGGTGTACGGTAGTTGCCCCATATCCGATATTATCCGCTGCAATTCCAGTAGTGGCGGATACCAGAATATTTTTACCAGCTTTTTCCGCCTCATCGATGAACGTTTGGATAACCGTTGTCTTGCCTGTTCCTGCGTCACCTGTCAGAAAAACATTACTGCCAGACAGCATTGTATCTAATGCATATCTTTGCTTTTTATTGAGATCGTCTTTTTTCATTTTGTAACCACTCCTTGTAATAATTATGTTAACTGAATATTTTTGCAATATTCAGTTAATTTTGTTATAATAAATCTAATTGCATATACTTTTTAATTTTGTAACCCGTGTGTAACCGGCTTTTTTAATCCACTGGTTACGCCACAAACCCTTATTTTATGTGGGCTTCAGAGGTGTGTAACCGTGTAACCAATGTAACCAAGGTTTTTATATAGGAGAATCACTAGAGTATATGTTTTTTATACACTCTCAAACTTTCTCCTATAGGATGTTTTTTTTCGTGTTACAACGGTTACATGGTTACAAATTACGAAAATGGAACATTTGTTTCGGCATCAGCTGGCAGAAAACCAGTTTCAATAACCTCATTTTCTTGCTCGTTTTCAAGACTTTTTATATCAACAATCTTTACCGCAATAAGCCTCATTACACTTCCACCGTCTCTTTTTAGTACCGTATCTCTTTTTCCTGTGTGCTTGATTAACTCTCGATTAATCGCCCAGGCCGAAAAGGCTTTTCTGGAGAATCCATTGTTCTTCAAAAGGTTTTCAAGAGGTTTCGGATAAAAATATACATATACATCTCCATATTCATCTGGCGTTTCCTTGAATCCCCACTGATCACAGCTAAATTGCGCATCAAAGTGCTGTCCGTACACTGAGAGACTTTCAAGAATGAATTCATAGCATCTCTGACCTTCTGATACATCTTTCTTGCGTGTAGGTATGTCTACAACGTCCTCGACCGTCAGCTCACGTCCATCCTTAAATATGAAATCTGTAGCTAATTTGTCAGCCAGCAGAAGTGTAGATATTGCCATTACCTGCTTTGCTGGAAAGTCATATCCGTCAAAACCTTTCTCAATTTCGGCTTTCATTTCTTTCAGATCATCCGATGTGAACTGTTTGAGATTTCCAACGAACACTCTTCCAGCAAAGCCGTAGTTCTTCACGACAATGCCGTTAATCTCTGCTGGATTCTCGTAAATATCCTCACAACATTCAATTTCAATAATTCTGTTGATAGCTCCGCCGGAATCTGCAAATTCCGAAATAGGGTTCTCACCGTTGCAAATAGTCACATTACTCCATGTATTTTCCTTAGCTGCTCCGAGGTCCTTATTTGAACGTGCTTTTCCTTTGCCAGAACAGAGATTGTAAATCAATGTTTCGTAGTTATCCCGGATATACTGAGAAGCATTCTTCGAGTCGTCCAGAATCATCGGAAAGTTATTGAGCATATCTGCCCTTGTCTCCAATGATGTATCTGTTGAACGAAAATTCCCAACGTAGGCTCCCGGTGCCGGATTCCCCCAAACCGATGCCGCTATATTGATTGTTACCGTCTTTCCGCCTCCTGTCTGCCCATAGAAATCTACGATGAACGGTAGCGCATCAAGCGGCTGTATAAGAACACTCGCAAAAGATGCTGCCAGTGCTATTCGCGGTTCCAATCGTCCGCATGATCGTAGCTGCTTAGCCAGAGTCACCCACTTGAAGTAGTCTCCACTTTCCTGTATACTTTGGAATAGCGTTTTAAAGCGGTATTCACCGTCAAAAACGATTGAAAGGTCGTAAGGGACAAATGTATTACCATGCCACCCCAGTTTGCTTGTAGAGTGCTGTATGTCGATCATATCGGCATTGTACATTTCAACATCCGCCAGATACTTTACGAGAAGCCTTGCATTCTCTGAGTTGACCTGCACCCCGAACCTTGCAAGATTAGTTATTGCCCTGGAAGTCACAATGTCAATTTTTGGAACAGTTATTTCTGTCCAATATCCATCCCTTTTAAAAGCCACCGTGATCTGTTCCTCTCCTGTCTCGATGTTTTTTAGACGACGTATCGGCATGATCGGGTGGTGACATACAAGTTCTCTTGCCTTAGATGTTTCAGAGGAAAATATTCCGTTCTCTGTAGCTATCCAGCTACCACAAGCCATGTTAGGATATTCCTTATCAACAGAATCAGGATAAAAGTTTGTGATGTTTTCAACTAACTGCATAGAACGATTTACTTTTTCTTCTTTTTCCTTTTCCTGTTCTGCTTTCTGGAATTCCTTTATGAACTCTTCTGCTATATGCTTCGCTTTCACACTTTTTGCCCGGTCCATCAGCTTAAACTTGATTTCTGAGCGGTCAATTTTACTTTTTACTGAAAAAAGCTCTTCATACAACTGCTTTTCCATAAAGTCTTGTGCCTGTAAGTTTTCAATATTTTCAAGAATTTTTCTCACCTCCTGACTTAGCTGATAACATTTCGTATCTGCTTTTTTCTTTCTCAAGATTAAACTGGCACATATACCACTCTTCTGAATCAGGAGGGAACGTTTTTAGTGCTGTTTCGTACATAAGTATGTTCTTTTCTACCTGCTCAATCTCATTAGGATCCTGAACAGGGTTGTGTTTTTTTGATTTAATATCTCGCATTTCATGTCTGATCTGGTTGCGGCTTTTACCTTTTTTTGATATATAAGTGCCACCCAGCTCAATAAACGCCGTACTAAAAGGGACGGATTCGTATTGCATCACAAAATCAAACACATCACCGCCAGTTCCACAGCCGAAACAGTAAAAGGAATCATCGTAGATTTTGCAGGACGCTGACTTTTCCTTGTGAAAAGGGCAACATATAAATCCTGCTCTATTCGGCCTTAGCCCGTACCTGGAGAGAATTTCTGGCATTTTTACTGACTGTTTGATTTCTCCCTTAGTCATGACAGCAGCTCCACGATCCGCCGCCCAGTTTCTTCTTTCGTGCAGAATTCAAATCGGACTCCGTATCTATCTCTGATTGTGCAGAGAGATTTATACAACTGGCAGCCATCAACAGCCTTGTCAGAGATTACAGTCTTTACTTTTTTGCCGTTTATCGTCCTCCAGATAACTTTGTGTTTCCTTGGGTTCTCCCAAAAATACACATCGCCAACTGATTTAATATCTGGTCCATGCTCACATAGGATAATCAGCTGAATACCGGCTTCACGTGCCCTGATAAGTTCTGCCTTGAATCTTTCATGTTGTTGACAGACATTTCCACAAAGCTCTTGTAAATCCTTCTTACGGTCAATACAGAGCTTTGCGTTGTCAAGCGACTGATAATCTCCACAATATAACTTTGATCTGAAATACTGTACTCCAATGTCATCAAACTGTTTTTGAATCCGTTCCCATTCCTTTTTGTGTTCTCTTGTGTCCGCTTGTATAACCATTAAAAACACATCCTTTTAATTGAACGGAAGGACATCATCTGCCACGCTGTCTGGAATACTCATGAAGTCCGTACCTGACGGATTTGCTCCCATGATAGCTTCTTCTTTCAGATGATCGTCATAGGCTTTTGTGGTACGCTCTTCTGGGATATCTGCATCCTTAATTCCCTCAATACTTCGGAACCATGCAAGCTTGTGACGTTTTACTTCTTTGTTATCGTACCAGTCTTTTTCAAGACGGAAGATTCCACCGATCAGCTTTCCTTTAAACTGCTGCCCGAAGTTATCGCCCCACTTAACGGCAAATCCCGGATTTGATTTTTCTACGCATGTGATAAATGTTTTAAGGTTACGGACACCATAATCTACACCCTCATCAATAACCATGTAATTAGTACCTGCATTCGGATATTTCTTGTCTGGACGGATATCGTTCTCAAACTGTTTCATGAAATAGCCGGCCTGTTCGTCTCCTTCTGCGAAATCAAACAAGATAACGAGCATATCGAGTCCACCCTGTGTTTTTTTCTCTGATATCTGCTTAATTACCATCTTATGACCACCAAGCTTAATTGGTTCAAATTCTCCTGCTGCCTGTGTAGTATCATACGCTGTTGGTTTATTCATCTTTATTCTCTCCTTTTCCTAATTCGTAGTAATCTCTAATAACCTTGTCAACTTCTGCAAGGTCGTTATCAATAGTTAAGCTGTCAAACATCCCGATCGGGGACTTACTTACCGCTCCCTGACTGGACTGAGTGACAAATAAGTGCTTTCCACTCTCTTCGATGCATCGAAGAACGATAGTAAACATGCCCTCGATGCAAACTTTTTCGTCCAGAAGCTTACCAATTGTCTTAGGCTTTACTTCCCCTGAATCATCTTTTTCTTCATGCATCATAAGGTAAACAATTTTATTCTGCGGTACTTTTGTTACAATGAACTGAATAAGATTCCAGAAGTAGTCTCCGATATCATTGTACAGAGCGAACACTGCATTACCTTTTCCAGCAGAAGCGTGCCCCTTCATGAAATGATTCGTAATAAGATATCCTGCATCATCAATTACGATAGACTCTGCTTTTGATGCGATCAGGCACTTCATTACCTGCTGGTAATCATCTGTAAACCATCCGTCAATCTTTCCTTTAAACGGAAGCGGTTTATTCAATACTCTAATAAGATTCCAGTGTTCATTCTGGCAGTTCCTAAGACTGGTACTCTTGCCAGAACCAGATTTTCCAATAATTAATACGGGTGTTGCCATTGCTATTCCTCCTTGTCATAAACTACATGTTTACTGCCCTCGATAATCAGCAAACTTGCAATATCTTTCATTGATAAGGTTGATTCGTTATAAATTTCAACCAGTGCATTGTAAGCGTCTGTTGAAACTTTCACGACAGGGTTATCCTTATCAGTTGCCGGTTGTTTCTTTCTCGCCGGAATACGGATTTCAAATTCACTCACTGATACTTTCCTCCTTATATGATTTCTGAGCCGTTAAAATCCCATTTAGAGCCTGTACATAGCTTGCCAATGTTCTTGCTTTATATGATTCTTCAATGGGATTGTCCGGGACTGTAGCAAGCTGTATGTCGATTAATCTCAATACTTCTTGAATGCGTTCGTCCATACTTACACCGCCTTAAAGAAACAATAAAGGTTATCTGATGCATCCCCGAACTTCTCTCCGTCGATATCTTCGGCTTTGTGGTATTCCACATGGTCAAGAGACATGTCGCAGTTTTCATAATCCAGAATGTAATCACCTCTGGATTGAAGCTCTCTGAGCAGTTCATTAATACATCCTGCTATCTCCAGACTGGGAAGAAGTTTCATAATTGCTATCTGTTTACTCATTTGGACACTTCCCATCTATCAGAAGTTCTAACAAGAAAGCTTTGATTATTCTGAGGCTTTCACGACTTTCCTTCTCATAAAATGGGTTAAAAGATACGTTTTGGTACAAATCCCATTCAAATTTGTCTTTGAGAAGGAGAACATCTTCTTCCCTTTTAACCCCTCTTACTCCCAAACCGTAGCCCGAAAAATCAAAGGTGATATTTGCTGTCGGAACTTCGTTCACAACTCTTTTACAAAGTTCATAAATTTCATCAATCTCTTTCTCAAACATCTTCTTATCCTCCTTATTTCCTACTGCCAGTCTGTTTTCATCTGGCGCACCGCCCATGCTGCCGAGATACCGAAAAAGATGTTCAGCCAAATAGGTATATCTACATATTTCCCGGCAAGCATACAAACAGCAATTAGCATATACTCTTTCATTTTATTTCATTTCTCCTGCAATCCACGCAAGGTTGCTCGCTACCAGTGCGGCGGCTGTTACAATCCATGCGGTAAACCACTTTCTTGACTTTTTCTTACTTTCTTCGACAATTTCAGTCGCAAGTGCTACTTCGATGTCAGCCCATGTTGGCTGGCTTTCGCTTTTAATTTCACTCATATCGTGCTAATTTCTCCTTATTTTTTCTTATTTGTCTTTACAATTAGCAGATAGAGGCTTATAATTAACCTGTATCTACTAAGCGCGATTTAGTAGATGCAAGCTCCGGGGTGGAGGTTCCAGCTCCCTCCGGAGCACCTACTTATTAAGAGCAGCTTTGCCTTTCCAGACATGACCAGTTACTTCATAAACTTTCCTAGGGCTTATGATGTATGTAATTCGTCCACCGGAAAGGCTTTTTGCTGGCTTGTTATTCTGCACAGCCACTCCAATTGGCAACCATCCGTACACAATCCCTGCCCGGATTGCTGTTACAGGAAGTCCGATCAATTGGCTCGCGTCGGCTACGGTCAGAATTTCTGACGAGAATTCCGGCATCTGTGGAATGCCTGATATGATTCTCGCAACCTCTGCAGCGAACTGATGGACTTCTGCATTTTCTTTGATGTAAGTATCAACCTCGCTCATTTCATACTCCTTTCTTATTTTTTTAGAAAAATCTTTCGTCTTCCCATCAACCTATTGTATTTCCTTTCCCCTCTACCTATAATGCATTTACAGGCACCGACATGCTGAGTATAACGAAAGGGGAATTATATGGTTGAAACAATTACACGACTGTATCATTGCCACAAGATTCACAAACACGTGACTGTTTATGAAGAGTATGAGGTTTCTGATAGCGGTCGCCACCTACTGCGGTGCTCATGTCCATATCATCAATACACGGAAATGAAGCCGCGCTGTGATGGGTATAATGACCATGGTTTTCAATGTGGTTATGCAAAAAATCAATAACCAGGCTCACTAACTCATCTGGTCGCTCACTTGGCGATAGGTAACAGTAAAGCCGAAGGTCACATTTGCAACAGTCTCCACCAGATTCTTTGCAGTGCTGACTGACGGCTTTATTAAATTGTAATGCGTCCATTTATGCTCCTTTCTAATTCAATTTAATTGAAGTTATTTGGCACAAAAATAAAGTCCATAGGAATTCCAGAAAGCTCACTCATTTTTCTGAGCTGTGATAATGTCGGCTCTGTTTTTCCTTTTTCCCAATTAACTACAGTTGCATTGGAAATACCGAATATTTCAGCCCATTCTTTCTGATTGCATCCTGCGTTTACTCGAACAGCTTCTAATGAAATTTTTGGCATTTGCTCATCTCCTTTCTTAACTTCTGAGCTTATTATAATTCAACTGTATTGAATTGTCAACACCAAAATTCAAAATAATTGAATTAACTATTGAATTTTTTATAAATATGATGTACAATACAAAATGTAAGGAGGAAAAGAATCATGACGACCATGACAACTGAAGAGCAGAAAAAGATCTTCTCGAATAATCTTAATAAGTACATTTCAAGAAGTGGGAAACAGCAAAAGGAAATCGCTGAAGCCATTGGAACAAACGCATCTACATTTAATATGTGGTGCAAAGGCAATTCGATGCCGGGAACCGGAAAGATTAGAGCCTTAGCCGATTATTTCCGAATAAGAATGTCAGATTTGACAGATTTAAAAGAGAATCAAGACCCTGATATTGAATTTGGAGATGTAGTTACAAAAATCGAGCAGTCAGACCCTCGTTTCAAAAGAATAATTCTTGAATACGATAACCTGCCGCCCGATAAAAAAGATTTGTTATGTGATTTTTTTGAGAAGTTTATTTTCTAAAACACAAGGGTAGGAATCATTTTCCTGCCCTTTCTTCCTTATAAGCCCTTTTTACACACCCGTAAATAAATTTTATCATTGATTCACTATGTATTTTCTGTATCATCTCAATAATCTCTTTCTTATAATCCATAATAACCCTCCCTGTCATAACTACCACCTACACTACAGTATATGTTCGGCTGTGGGAAATAGAACCGAACATTAGTTCGTTTTTGCTATTATACCATCTATTCCGACTCTTGGCAACTGCCAATGATATACATGAACTCTCACTATTTTATAGAAAAAAACATTTCTTTTTCATCTAAATCACTCTATTTCGTTCTAAATCTTTACAATATGCTCTTAAAATGATAAAATAAAAATACCACATATAACCGTACTTTACATAATGTTGCAAAATCAGCGGTACAAAATACATAATCCGCATAAAAAGTGCGAAGCGTGGCGAATAAAGCTATTAGGAGGAGCAATTCTATGAGCAAGAAAAAAGGTGGAAAACTTAAATGGGTAGTTTTAGCGGTTGTCGCCGTTGGTGTTATCGGTGCCGTTGGCGGAAATTCGGATTCAGGTACTACATCCACTTCCAGCACATCTGCAAAGACGGAATCTACAAAAGAAGTTGATACACCTACACCAATTGAATATACAGCCGTATCAGTCAATGATATGATGTCTGATCTTGACAGTAATGCAATGGGTGCATCTGATAAATACAAAGGCAAACATCTTGAGATCACCGGAAAGCTCAGTAACATTGATGCAGCCGGAAAATATATTGACCTTATGGCTGATGGAGATTTTGAGATTATTGGAGTCCAGTGTTACATCAAGAGCGACGATCAAAAATCTAAAATAGCATCTATGTCAAAGGGCGACACCGTTACTTTAAAAGGAAAATGCACAGACGTTGGAGAAGTTCTTGGATATTCTCTTGATATTGAAGAAATAGAATAAAATAAAAACCGCCCCGGCATTGGCGTACCGGGACGGCGTTTATACATCTCCGAAGAAATGTAATATTCTGGCAAACATATTGTATCATCTTCGGAGCAGTCGAACAACCCAGAAAATTTGTTCGGCTGTTATTTTTATACCTAAAGCAGCTACATAAAGAAAAGAGGAATAAAAATGGCGAAGAAAAGAAAGAAATATCCAAAGTTGCCAAATAACTTCGGCTCTATCCGGTACCTTGGCAAGAACCGGAGAAACTGTTTCGCAGTGCATCCACCAGCTACACCGGACGATACTGGCAAGCTAAAACGTCCGCCGGCGATCTGCTACGTGGATGACTGGATAAAAGGCTTTACTGTCCTGACAGCTTACAAAGCCGGCACGTATCAACCAGGCATGGAGCGGACTCTTGAGGTATCCCCCACAACCGACATAGACACTCTTATAAGCCGCTTGATTGCCGACTACAATACAATCAAGGGTGTAGAGGATAAGCACCCGGAAATCAAGAAATTGACGTTCTCAGAGGTATATAAACAGTTTTATGCGTGGAAGTTCCCAAATGGGACAAAACTGTCATACAGTTCAAAGGAAGCATATCGGACGGCTTACACGAACTGCACCGTTCTGCACAATCGCATATTCGAAGATTTAAAGGCTCCTGATATGCAAAAGGTTATTGATGATTGCAAGCTGAAAAAGCAAAGCCAGATGGCTATTTTAACTCTATTCAAGCAGATGTACAAATATGCCGTATACTCAGAAATCGTAACGGAAAATAAGGCGTTATATGTCCATGTCAATGCTGATAATGACACCGAACATGGAACGCCATTTTCTGATCAGGAGATGCAAGTGTTGTGGAATAATACCGACGATCCAGAAGTGCAGCTCATTCTTATCATGTGCTATTCTGGATGGCGAATTGGTGAAGTGCTAAAACTCACAACTAACTTGGAAGAAAAATACTTTCAAGGCGGCATTAAAACAAAAGCCGGTAAAAACAGAATTGTCCCGATACATCCTGCCGTATATCATTTTGTCGAACAGAAAGTACTGACACAAGATGGAAAATTATGCGTGTATACTCAGCAGCATCACAGAAAAGCATTGTTCTATCCTACACTGGAACGTTTAGGAATAGTCGGTAATCCGAAGCACACGCCGCACGATTGTCGGCACACCTTTTCTGCTTTATGCGAAAAATACGGTGTCCGGGAGAATGACCGAAAACGAATGCTAGGCCACTCCTTTGGCGGAGATGTTACAAACGCTGTGTACGGACATAGGACACTGGAAGAACTTCGGACAGAAATAGAAAAGATAAAAGTTCCATTTGTGACTAACTGTGACTAACGGAACCCATTTTAATCTTTCTAAAATAACCGAAATATCATTATCGAAATGCCGGAAACCCTATTAAAATCAACGTTTTCAGCGATTTTGCAAGGATTTCCCACATTTCATTTTCATTATTCTAATTCTATGAGCATCCACCTGAAATAATGCCATGA